CGCTGGGAGTTTGGCACGCTCATCGTTTACAACGAGAGCAACGGCGCGATCTTCAACGAGCTGGAGCTGGTCAGTCTCACGGGCAGCATTGCTCTTGGCAAAAACCCGCAAATCAGCACCAGCTACAGCATCGATGGAAAGTCATGGAGCCAAGATCGCAGCATCAGCGTTGGCACCACAGGCAGCAATAAGCGCCTGGCGTGGTTCCAGCAAGGACACATGCGCAACTGGCGCATCCAGCGCTTCCGTGGCGACAGTGATGCCCACGTGTCATTCGTACGACTTGAGGCTCAGATCGAGCCACTGGCATTCTGATGGCAACCGCACCCATTTCCCGCAAGTTAAATCTAACGCGAGACCAGCTTGCTGCATTTCTGACTGACCAACAGCAGATCAGGCAGTTCGAGCTTTTATTCTCCACTGTTGACACATTGCAAGTCATCATCGGAACCGACTTTGAGTTTCAGGCCGACAATGCCGCCGCTACTGCAAACGAGGCGCTGGCACAGATTTCTGCATTAGCGCAACAATCAGCCATCAATGCGGCGCTGGCTGAGAACAAAGCAAATCAGGCGCTGGCGTTGTTCGACAAGCTGAATAAAGCCGTTGAGGGCTTGCAGATGACCCCACCGCCAAGGGAGTTCAAAAGGGCAAGATATGGGTCGTTTTATGACACCACCACCCAGACAGCGACAGTTATCAACACAGCCAAGGCCATTACGTTTAACAACACCGACCTGAGCAACGGTGTTTATCTTGGCTCTCCCACCTCGCGGATCATTGTAGATAGCGAGGGCATTTACAACTTTGACACATCGTTTCAGTTGGATAAGACCGCAGGCGGCACGGGGGTATTTGATTTTTGGTTTCGCCTTAACGGTGTCGATGTGCCAGATAGTTGCAGTCGAATCAGAATTCAGGGTAATAACGCTGAGATTTTTTCATCGCTGAATTACTTTTTTGATCTTAAGTCGAATGACTATGTTGAACTGATGTTCTCGGTCGATGACATCAGTGTTGAAGTTACCGCATTTGCAGCTTCTGCCCCACACCCAGGTATTCCGTCCATAATTCTCACAGTTAACAACAATATCGGAGGTGTCCAGTGACAGTAACAGTAAAAGTGCTTATTCCTGCAAAACAGGCAGAAAACACACAAACTACGCAGTACACAGCGACCAATGTCAAGGCCATCATTGACAAGTTCACGGTGACAAACACCAGTGGCAACAATGTGACTTTCAGTTGCAACTTGGTCACAGTGTCTGGGTCAGCGGGAGCATCAAATCTGATTGTTGATGCTCGAACTATCGTGCCAGATGAGACCTACACTTGCCCTGAACTGGTGGGTCAGGCATTAGACGTTGGTGGTTTTATATCTACGCTGGCAGGGACGGCAACATCCCTAACCATCCGAGCATCAGGCCGAGAAATTTCATAAGGAGCACAGCATGAAAGAATTTATGATGATTCCAAAAGGATTTGCCGGCCTGCCAATGGATGAAGAATTCATTACCAACGCTGAGAACAAGAAGAACTACGCCATCGCGGTCCAAGATTGGAACTACGGTCCAGAAATGCCGACTAACGAGCCAGGCGCAAACAAACCGTTTTATGCAGGGTTGGCAGAGGCCATGCAGTGCAACGAGAAGGATGCAAGGCGCAAGCATTGCTCAAACTGCGAATACTACGACAACACCTTTATGGCTCAGGTGCGAATTGAGCGCATCCAGATGGCGTCTTACGACAAGGGCGCAGGGTTCAGGGGTCACTGCGAAAAGCTGAATTTCATTTGCAACGATATGCGAGTTTGCCAGGCGTGGGAAGAGCGCGAGTCTGAGGATTGAATATGTGCGAAAATTCTGTTGCTGAGTCTATCGGGCCGCCAGCAGCTCACCATGTACAGGAGTTGGCATGACTGGTCTTGATTGGCTCAAAGAGAACCTACAAAAGGTTCTTATGCTGCCTACGCCGGTCGTGGAATGGCTCGTCATGGTCTACGAGGCCATTCAGGTGTTTGACGATGTTGCCGATGGTGACACGTTCGAGCGTAAAGAGCTGGATGCAGTCATCTGGAACACGATGGTGGGGATGCATCAAAACCCATTTTTTATCACAAACAGCCACCACCTTATTCCATTGCTTGCAACGGCAATTATGAAGTGGCAAGCATCAGACCATGCAGAACGCAAAGGTAAAGCCGATGCCAGATCATTCGTCTGGCGCGCAGGCTACTACGATCTGATATTGATGGCCGTCTCGCTTACACATGGTCCAGGCTTTGCCACAAAGAATGCGCATCTGGTCATGGAGTTGTACGGCGAGAAATTTGAAGACTACATGAAGGAGTTCGGCAATGCCTGATCCAGCCACATTGCTAGTTGTTGGCGGAAGCCAGCTTATTGGCAGCATGATGCAAGCCGACGCAGCCGGTGAAGCCGCAGGCATCCAAGGCGATGCAGCTCAACAAGGCATTGAAGAACAGCGTAGGCGATTCGATGCAATGCGCGAATTGCTCAAGCCTTACACTGAAGCCGGTATTCCTGCTCTTGCGGGATTACAGCCATACGCCCAGGCCGGCGCGCCAGCACTAGAGCAACAGCAGGCCTTGCTTGGATTGCTAGGCCCAGAAGCTCAACGTGCAGCCATTGCCGGCATTGAAGGTGGCGCAGGCTATCAATCACAAGTGCAAGCCGGTGAAGAAGCATTACTTCAGCGCGCATCGGCAACTGGTGGCTTGCGTGGTGGAAACATTCAAGGCGCACTTGCACAATTCAGACCGCAAATGCTGCAGCAAGAAATTGAGAAGCAATATGGCCGATTGGGTGGCCTGGCTGACATTGGTCGAGTCACGCAGCAGAACTTGGCCCAGATCGGCCAATCTTCAGGAGCTGGTGTCGGTGTGGCAGGATTGGAAACAGGCACTAATATAGCGAATCTACTTGCCCAACAAGGCCAAGCAGCAGCTGGTGGCGTACTTAACGAGGCTAAGGCCTATAGCCAACCATTCAATTTGCCAGCTCAGTTCCTAGGAATGCAGTACGGCGCAGGCCAAAAAGTTGGATTTGGGTTCTAAAGGAAAACAACATGGCAACCATCAACCCATTCCAAGGACCCATCAACTACTCAGTCGATGTGCAAAGCCCATTTGAAGCGGCAATCGGCGGCTTTAAACTTGGCGCAGCGGGTGCAGAAGCTCAAGCGCAAGCACAGGTGCGTGAGCAAGCAAAAAAGGCTCAGACAGAACTTGCAACTTTGTTTAAAAATCCAAATGCGACTGCCGCAGATTATGAGCGTGTGCTTCCTTTTTTATCTAAAGACCAAGCCGCAATCGTAACGCAAGGTTTTGACAGAAAAACCAAAGAGCAACAGCAAAATAGTTTGCAGCTATCTGCTCAAGTCTATGCAGCCCTGAAATCTGGTCAACCTGATATTGCAAAGAACTTGCTTACAGAGCAAGCAAAGGCATTTCGCAATTCTGGGCGTGAGCCAGATGCAAAAGCCACAGAGACTTATTTGCAGATGATTGATCTAAATCCTACTGGCTCGCTGGCGACCATTGGCATAATGATGGCATCTTTACCTGGTGGTAAAGAGTTGCTTGAAAATGTTGATAAGACATCTTCAACAGGCAGGGCCGAAGCTCTAGCTCCACAAGAGTTGCGTCAGAAAATTGCTGCTGCTGACGAAGCCGTGGCAGCTGCCACTACAGCGCAGGCAACTGCCACAAATGCAGCCGAGCAGGCGGCAGCGAATGCAGCACTGGCCAGGGCGCAATCAGACAAGGCTAAAGTCGATGCTCAGTATGCAGAGAGAAATGCACTCGCAGACCTTAAAAAGAAGGCTGCCGATCTTAAGTTGACACGAGCCCAAACTGACTCGGCACTGACTCAAGGTAAAAAATTTGGAGCAGAGGCAAGTGCAGCTCTTCTTGAATTGGAAGCACTCAAGAAAGGCGGCGCTTTAGCTACTCCGAAAGCATTTGAGCAGGAAGAAAAAATCCGCAAGGAATGGCAATTGCGCACCAAAGTTTTTGGCGAGCTGCAAGGCACATTCAACACACTCAAAGCCTCATCTGAATCTGCCAATGGTCCAGGCGACATTGCCTTAATTACCGGCTTCATGAAGATGCTCGATCCCGGTTCAGTTGTGCGCGAGACTGAATTCGCAACGGCACGCGATACAGCCGGACAGTTTACGCAGTTAAAAAACATGCTTGAAAAGGCTCAAAACGGCCAACTTCTCCGCCCTACCCAGCGCAAAGAGTACGTGGCTTTGGCTCAGAAATACTTGGATTCAGCACAGAAAAAAGCAGACGAAGACAAGGAGGCATTGGGCGTGGTGGTCAAGAATTACCGGCTCAACCCTGAGAACGTGTTTGGTCCTGAACCTGCGGCAGTTCCAAACAGCGTGACAGTTGGTGGCAAGACTTACACTCGTCCTGCGAACTTTACTGATGATCAGTGGAGCGCATACAAGCAATCTATGGGGGCGCAATGAGTCCAGAAGAATGGCTGGCATCTCAACCTAAGCAGGCTGCACCAGCAGCTCCTGCGCCTGCACCCATGGCCACAGCACCTGCTGCGGCACCGGCTGCTGCGCCCATGTTACCAGAGCAGTGGGCGGCATCGCAGCAGAAACCAGCAGAAACAACCCTGCAAGGCATCACGGGCGCAATTACTAGAGGCTTGGCACTTCCAGCGGCAGGCGCAGCCCTTGGTGCCGCTGCTGGCCTTCCATTGGCCGGCGTTGGCGCTATTCCTGGAGCTGTCGCAGGTGCTGGTGCAGCGACCCTTGCAGGATTGGTCGCAGACCCAATTGTTGGCTCTATTAACAGCATGTTTGGCACGACCTACACGCTACCCACAGATGCACTGCAAGACCTCCTGAGCCGTGTAGGAGTGGCCGAGCCAAGAACGGCAGCAGAGCGAATTGTTCAAACCATTGCAGCAGGCGCTGCCGGCGCTGGTGGCATGGCGGCTGCTGGAAAGGCCGTTGAAATGGCGGCAGGCGCTGCCAAACCTATCACGCAGGCCGTAGGTGCTCAACTGGCTGCAAATCCAGTGGCACAGATTGCAGGCGGCGCAGGTGCTGGCCTAGCAGGGCAGGCAGCAAAGGAAATGGGCGCTGGCCCAGCCGGGCAAATTGCAGCCAGCCTTGTTGGTGGTGTGGCTGGTGCAAAAATGGCAGGAACAAAAATTCAGCCATCAGCAGCACAGCTACCATCAGACATTGCAGACGCAGAGCGAGCAGGCGTCAGACTTATGACTACCGACGTAGTGCCGCCACGCACCTTTGCATCAAAGTGGGTGCAAACTGTTGGGGAACGTATCCCAGGCGCAGGCACTGGTGGCGTGCGTCAAGCTCAACAGACAGAGCGCATTGAGGCTGTTCGGAATGTATTGCGAGACTTTGGTGCTGA